TCAAAAGCGCACTGTATCTAAAGGTAGTGTCAAATCCGCTTAACTTGTCTGTCGCAAATTTATTTATCGACTCCCTAACGGAGTTTTCTATTTGACCCGAAGATTTGCTATTTTTCCTACCTTCAAATCTAACCGTAGTTTCTATACCAATATTCATATACTCTGGATCTACCATTTCAACTTCAATAGCGACCATATTTCTAGGTCTAATAATTGTATTGATAATAGATTCCTTTTCTATTGTATTAAAGGTCAATCCATTTTTTGGTTTTGCGGAAACAAAAACAACACCATACTTTGGTGGTGAATTATCTTCACCTCCCCATACTCTAACGTGTTCTATTTGCGGATAGTCTTTAATCAGTAAAGTCTCGTAATCCGATTTTGTGACTGCTCTGGCTTGTGTATCATAATATAATGGTGCTTTAAATTTTACACTCTCTATAGTTTCTTTATCTGAACCATTTCTCAAAGACTCTAGTGTGGTTATCGATATGTATTGTGGTGCAATCGTAACGCTATTTGGCGCAGTCAAGCTGGTAGTGGTAAACTTACTCAATCCGTGATATAATGGACCGTCAGTTACAAAATATGTTGCAGAGATTTGGTTGCCATCTACTAATTTTTTTCCTATAAAACCGTCACCAAAGTACAGTTCCAAAAACTCATTATCCGCTTCTTGTAGAAAGTAAACATTATCATCAGGACCAACTTCGGTTACATCTTTTGCTAATGTCCAAGTATCTCCCTGTGTCACGCCTGAGTTTTGTAATATAGTAACAAAAAGTTTTGTACTGTCTATATTAGCATTTGGCAAAATGAATCTTTGCGTTGAATTTAATTGATTATCTACAGTAAATTTGTGAGTTATTTTCTTGCCTTGATAGATGTCTATGTCAGCGGAATATTGCTGTACGCCACCAACTAGAGTTGTTTTTGGAAGAACAACTCTGTCCATAGTATAAAGTTGTATTGGCTGATTGGACGATCTGGAAGTAAATTCGTGATGCAATGGAACTATTATATACTCAGGAAATTGTGAAAAGACCGAACTGGGCAATTTAACTGTTACATTAAGTGTTGCATAAGGTGCCCTAATACTAGTAGGAACATAACCCAAAGATTTAGCTCTTGAAATCACATTATTTCTCAATATGGCACTATCCAAAAACGATTCGTTAGCAATCATATTTGAATAAAACGCATTATACCCTGTATTATACGCAAGAACATCTAATAGCAAATTTATGCCAGAACCTTCAAAATTATAGTCTTGAAACTCTGGTTGATTTCTTAAAAAATCTTTAAGATTTTGTTTAATCTGCTGAAAATCCAATTCAGTGAACTTTTTAATTGTCATTTATCGGACCCTTTTTAGTGAAAATGTAATTTGCTTTGATTCAGTTTCTCCAACTATGTAGAATTGAATTTGTAACACCAAAGTATTTTGACTTAATAGATTTTGCGAAGGTGGGTACATAACTTGTATAGATTGTATTCTAACTCTAGGCTCATAATCACGAATGGCCTCTTGAATTTTAGTTTTTATGATGTGCTCTGTTTGTGAATCGTACTGTTCAAACAATTGAGAAATTACATTTCCACCGAAAGATGGATTATAAAACTTTTCATAAAAATTAGTCGATACAATTTGTCGAACGGCTCTTGCTATGGCCCTATCACCCCTGAGTGGTATTAAATCGCCCGTATCTGGATGTGGAGTGAAGGATAGATCTAAATCGCTATATCTTCTTTTTTCTAGAGCCATAAACTATTGATGCCTAAACTAACAGTCTTATGGCTTTTATTTATACTAAGATCAAAAAATAGTATGACCAATGAAACATTACATAAACATAGAAAGAATTGACCGTAAAAAGTGATGTAAATAAAAATTTACTGTTCAATATCGATTCTGTGTGATATGCATAAGACAATACAAATAGTGCTAATGATTTTATCAAGGATAATCCAAACATTGGACCAAGATGATAGCACAGCCATTTAATTAAAGGATTACCTTCAATTTCTACAGAACCGTGATTTAATATACCAAAATATGTAAAATTCATGTCCAAAAATTGAACAATTAGTAGCGATACGATAAGTACTTTGTTTAATTTTTTAATCATGTCTAAATTTCCCATCATATACTAAAAATTCACGAGTGTTATCGGATATAATAAATTGTTTTGGATAATCTTTGGCATATTTTGAAAATCTATAGTGATCTCTACCACCATTTGCATTACCAGCAAATCTAGGCCTTTCGATGACATTACCTTTTCTATGCTTCGGCGCAGTGACTTGCCATTGAGAAAAATCTCCTGGTGCATGATCGTAATAGATGAAAAACGTTTCCAATTCTCCCGTTGGCAATGCTTCATACATTACTATCGGTCCACTACCCGGCGGAACCAGAACGACCGGCTTGCCATCACTATCCGCCTTTGGTTTGTAGAGATAGTTGCTCTGACTCGGATCGTATGAACCATTAGAAAATCTAATTCTAAATCCAGGCTTGAAGTTGGAAGAGGTTTGTTCGGTAGTACTTTCAACTTCTGGTACGAATGGTGGTTCTGGATTTTGTGTATACAAAGGACTGAAAGTTGGAAATAAATTGGCAACGCCAGAAACGTTCAATGAAGCCGTATTATTTGCTATAATCGGCGATTCAAATATGATCGATGAAGCAGCTCTCATTGAAATATAACTCAAAGATTCAAATGCTATTGTATCTGCGATTATTTTAACTTTACCGTCAACCTTTAAGACGTAATCGCCACCTACTTCTACTTCTTTATTATCTGCGATCTTTTGTGCATGACCACCTTCCATCTCTTGAAAGGTTGTGCCAGATTTAATAGATAAACCACCTGTACTTATTGTAGTTGAACCGGATTCGATTGTCAATTCGGTTTCTGCTTTTATTTTTGTGGATTCATCGGAAGTTAAGTTTATATTTTTATTGCTTGCTATGTACGTATCGGCCACCGATATTGTGTACAGTTTATTCAAGCACTTATCGACCAGTGTACCATCAGGATGAATTTCTCTAAATGTGCCAGAACGATGATACCAATGCAATCTTTCTGCCTTTGGTGTATCATCTATTTCTATGTAATGTCCAGATTCGGATTGATATACGTGATTGTATGGCCATTTTGCAGCATAAGGCGTTGCAGGTTCTTCAAAAGGTTCGCCTTCGACTGGTAGTTGATCTTTTGTTTCGCCCTTTGTCTCTGTTTTTTGTGGATTAACAATCCTCGGTAAAGACGGACTTAATTTCATTCCTTTTACTGGTTCATATGCGGCCGCCGAAAAGGAGGAAACATTTGAATTCTTTTTACCTACGATGGTATCTTCTATTTTTTGATTTCTGGCAAGTCTTGGTGTTACTGGTTCATTTAAATATGGCTCAAGTGGATATCTACTAGAAGAATACACGGGCGTGTTGTAGTTCGCCGAGGATTGTTCTTCTGTGGTGCTTGTTGCCGATGGTCTTAGTAATTCCGCATCAGCCTCATCATAAACGCCGTCATTGTTTACGTCATACGGAAAATTTTGTATATCAAATTCACGATTTAAAACGCCAACAGCAGTTCCTTGTATAGGTAGTTTGTTTTCGTTCCTAAGTGGATCATCAGTTTCTCTTTCACTTTCAAGTTCTATAGGAATCAATTCTTCGTCATTTGCACCAAAATCTAATCCTAAAAATTCTGAGATTTTTTGTGCCGTACCTCTACCGAACCTTGATATCATCTCAGGAGGATTGTTTATCGGAATCAACGCAGTTATGACAGAAGAAACATTACTTACAACATCACCATTAAACAATTGAGTGACTTCAAACGTTCCACCATTTTGTATATTCGATAAAATCAAATTAATAGGACTAGAAGGACCAAGTGTGGAAAAAGATTGCGACACTTCTGGTGGTATTATGTTATTAACATATGATGTTATTCTATTGGTCACTTCAGATTGTAAGACATCTTTAAAATTCAGCAACAAATCCGGATTAGCTGACATTTGATTTAATACGACATTTAATCCGTCCGTTACATTTTTTCTGTTTGTGTCTGATAGATTTTTAGCGGAAGAAATTCCCATTCCGTTAATCAAGTTATCAAAGCTATTTGTAGTCAAATCTTGAGATAATAGTGATAGACCATTTGAAGGATTTAAAAATGTTTGAGCCAAATTTAATGTAGATTGTGAATTAAACTTTGGCAATTGTTGAACTAGATTGTCTATTTTAGGTCTATCGTCTACCGGAACTTGATAACGCACATCTGTTAAAAACTTATTGACCGAAATTTTGGATGCATCTTGCATACCTATTACGAAATTGGAACCAAAATCATACGAGCCACCAAACTCTGGGGGTCTAGGTACCTCACTATTGTTCAACTGTTCGGGTGTGGTAGGATCATTAAATCCTACGTCAGGCACAGAGGTCTGTGTCGGTATGCCAGGTATCATACCTATCACACAAGGCATTTGGCATATTGTGGAATCCATGAAAAAGCCAAAAACCCAGTCACCTTCCCTGAGTCCTACGACATTGTTTCCGTGATCGATTGGTAAGCAAACCTGAGCCCAAGGTAGAGTATCTGTCGGTATTTGACTTTTATCTTCGGTGTGTAGTCCAAAAATGCGTACACGAACACGGCCTAGCATTAGAGGGTCCATTCGATCCTCTACTACGCCTTTCCACCACACGAAACCGTCTAAGCCTTCAAAGTTTTTTAACATAGTGCGTTTATGAAAAATGATCTCTAGTTATGTATCTTTCAAACATTTATCATCTAGCGACTTTTTGGCTAAAGAGACCATTTTTATGTAATCCATCACTATTAAAAAGTCTTCTACGATTTCATCTTCAATTCTGTACATCTCCTCAATACTTAGATCACTTTTCATATTAAAATTCATAGAATCTCTGAATAATCTAATCAGAGACTTTCTTGCAGTATGAT